GACTACTCATCTACATCACCTGGGGGACTCCCATCATCCGGCGGCGGTTCGTTGCTCCCAAGACCAAACATTGCTCGTTGTTGTTTCACGGCCTCCTCGGCCTCCTTCGTAACCGCCTTGACCTCCCCGTCCACATCTGTCACGAATGGTATTTGTGATAGCAAGGTTTTCTTGCTTACCTTGCCCCACAGATTTGCGGTTATCTGGCTTATTTCAAGCAAGTTCTTCGGCATTGCCCTTGTGAATACCGGGCTTATTCCGGTTGTATCCACATTGATGCTTCTGGTTTTAAGGAAATTTGTAAAGAGCCGTATACGCTTCCTGAGCCCCTTCTTATAATATCTCGTCTTGATTTTCGTGATATTCTCCATCCCCAGCAGCTTGAACTCCATTGCCACACCAGATACATTCCCGGCAAAGGATTCGTCCGTCATGCAAGGAATATGGGAAAACTTATGGATATCCTGCTCAATGGCTCTCCTGAGAATCTCAATTCCAGATTCATCAAATGTCCGTGTGACATATTCCATCTTGCTTCCATCCGGCATCTGTACCAGCTTCTTCTTTTTAAGGGCATCCATTGCCCTGTCAGCTTCCGTGCCCCCGTCCTCATCCTCTTCATCATCACCAAGAAGGGTTCCATATACCGCCAATATGGCATCAATGAACTGCTCCTTGTCATTCACCCGGTCTGACATTATAGTGTTATAAGCATCAATCAGGGGTATCTGCAACTCGAAATCACCCATAGCAAGCTTGTTATTCTGGTATTCGACAATGGGTACCTCACCATAAAAGTGTGGCTCTGGTTCCTCGTTTACGGCCTGTGGCTCGTCCCTATCAAGTATGGTCATTACATACTTATAATTCTGAGTACACACCGTTGCCATATACGCTGTAGGCTTATGGCCGGTATCATCCTTCCTGGCATAATAATAGACAGCAAATAACTCGTTCTCCTCAATGGTATCGTCATGCACCATAAATGTATTAAGTGGTGACAGGTTCTTGATTGTAGGAACCGGCTCCCCTTCCTTCGTGTATACATACTCATAGGCCCGCCCATAGATTGACAGGTCAAGGCCGTTGTCTCCGTCTACCTCATCCACACCTGCATCTTCAAATGCATCAAGGAGTGGTTTTATATCCTTGTCGGAATTGTATGTCACTGGATTTCCGATAAAATAACTGCTGGCTGTATCGCTGATATCCTTAGCATGATTACATACCAGCCGAGTGTCCGGTCCATCCTTCTTTTCCCCTTCCAGTATCTTATGCTGCCCCTCGTAATACTTCAAGTTCTTCCGCATCCTTATGACCAGTTGCTGATGTTTCATAATGAGGTGGAGGATATCCTGCTTGTTCAGGTTCAGCTCATCGTATTTATCACCTGGATATGTAAATGTGTATATAGCCATCACCTCCTTTAATAAAATCCGTAGCTGGATTTGTTCTTGATTTTTGCCCTATTGTTATTAAGGACCATATAACAGAAATAGCGTACCGCATCCATAGCGTGGTCATGCTGCTTTATCGGTGCATCCTCTCCCCGGTTAACGGCCTTCGCGTCCCATATGTATGATGCAAATTCTTTTATGGTATTAACGCATGAGGCGCTGAATGCAATCTTTTCCTGATTTAACAATGTACCTACCAGACGTATCCCGTCCTCCACATCATTTTTTGCTTTGAGCACCGGATAACCAGCCTGCCTTAATGCCGCAATGAAGGAAGCTGCCGATGGGTCAACAATGACACCCTTAACTTTTATCCCTCCAAGGAATGCGTTGAAATCACTGACATATTCTGCATCCGTTCTCTGCTTTGCATTATCCCGGCCAGAATAGTAATACTCCCTGATGCAATACCATTTCCCATCCACACCGCGGTTCCACAGAAGAAATACTGTTGCATTCTGGGTACCGTAGTCAATGCTTACATATCTCCCCGAATTGTATAAGTTGGCAATGACCTTTTTAACATGCTTATCAACGTCAAACATATCATAGATGATGCCTTCCGCCATTGCCCACAGCCCCAGGATATAGCGCTTGTAGAAAACGCCGCTGTAACTTTCCCTATACCTGGCTTTAATCTCTTCGGATAGGCTCAGGTTGTCATCCATGGTAAAATGGACATATAACAGCTTTTTAAAGGATATCTCCTGCTTCTTCTCTGCCGCTTCCTTACGCTGCCGTTCTACATTCGATTTACCCAGATATCCCACTGAGCGGTCAATCCAGTTTGTTTTGAACCAATGATAAGGGCCGTCCGGGTTGCAGTTAAACCAGTATTTGCTTCCATCAACGGAGCATCGGCCGGTTGCCTGATTAACAAAGGATTCCGGCATCAGGGCTACTTCATCACAAAAAAGACCCGCCAGAGTGATACCCTGTATCAGGTCCTGGCTGCGCTCGTCCTTTCCGCCGAATATGTAGAAATTATTTGTTACACCGTTGCGCGATATCTCCACCAGATTATCCGCCCGATGGTCCATCACCTTATATCCGCGGCTCCGTAACATGATTTTAAGCCAGAACAGCACATTACGCCGGAAGGAACCAATGGTCTTTCCGCACATGGCAAAATTCTGGCCGGAGAATTTACTCATGGCCCAGAACACAAACGACAGGGACATGCATACCGTCTTACCGGAACGGATGGCCCCATCTGCTATGATACCATCATAATCCTTTACCGGGCTGCTCGGCATCCACCATGTAAGAATCTGTTTCTGCCTTTTTGAAAACGGCTTGAACTTAAATACCTGCAGCTTCGTGATGATGCTCCGCTTTTCCTTAATCCGCTGTATCCGTTCCTTCATCTGGGCAATGCGCTCGTTAATTCCCATCCACATCACCCCACAGACTTGATGCCTCGGCATCCATGGCGGCCAGAAATCCATCATCTTCCGTCTCTTGGTCCTGATTATCCATCTTAAGGGCTGCGATATCAAGCTTCATAAGTTCGATTTCCAGCCTTGCATCGTCAAAGCCAAACCTGTGCAGGGAATCAATCGCCTTCTGCTTCCTGGCCTGGACACGGGTAAGGGCATCCTCCACGGACTGTATCTGTCCCAAGACACCCTCATACTCCGTAACATCAACTGGCCCTTGGGCGCCAAAACCATCTTTCCATTTTACTGCGGTCATGCCATCGGCTTTCTTCTTTTCCTGGGTTCCTGCCGCCTGTTTGAGGTCATTAACGCGCTGTAGCATCCTGCGCTCCCTCACGGTCAGGAGTTGTATCTCCTGCAGCAGCAGCTCACCCTTATCCCTTGGCATAACTTCTATAAGTTCCTGCTCATCCGGTGTAAGGGTATCAAAAAAGAGGGATTCAAACTCCCCCGTCTTAACTGCGTTCTTATTCCCAGGCGGCCCGGTCCCCCCATGCCCTACGGCATTCTTATTTCCCGGCTGCCCGCCTCTGGATTTTGTTGTACAACGTTTCTTTTTCTTTTGTTGTACAACATTCCATTTATCCCGGCTCTTCCATACAGCGATAACCTTCTCGTCCTCATCCAGCCGGGCCGCGATTTCACGGTTTGTAATTTTCCCTTCGTGCTGTTTATATATTTCAAATGCTTTATCCCGATTGGGACTCCGCCCTCTTGGCAAAACCACCACCTCTCAATCGTTTCGTTTTCCAAATCACTGTTACTCTCCCATCACCTTCACTGTTTTATCCAATGTCAGCATCATGTTGCAGTTCAGTGCTATTTCCGATGCCCATAAGGCCATTAACCGGTAATCCGCAGCAGTTATCTTCTCCTGCATGGTACGTTCCCATATTGCCTTAGCAAGGTCCAGGTTCCTATCAGCAATAACAAGCCTCGCCGGTTTAACTCCTAATACTGGCTTCTCCCATTTCTCTCCCATGTTCTCGTCCTCCTTCATGATATATAAAAAGGCACCTGATTACTCAGATACCTCTTTTTCCGCTCTTAATCTGTTCAGTTCCTCTATCATACTATTCGGAACGATGCTATACCCAACCAACCGTATCTTCCTGGGCGCATCTGGTCCTATCTCAATCAGCCCCTTCCCTTCCAATCGCTCCATGTGTACTGCCACGGATGATGTGGAGCTAAGTCCAACCGCCTTACCTATCTCCCGTATGGTCGGCGCATACATATGCTCCTGCATGTACTCGACAATGTACTGATATATCTGTGTCTCACGTTCTGTTATCTTCATATGGATATCCCCCTATCTTAGTCATAATTATATGACATCCTCCTGGCTGCGTATCTGGTAATATATACCAATCGAAGGAGGCCCCGGACACCCTAAGTTTCAGGTGCCGGGAATTTGGTAAATAAAAAGGCGCCCATCTTTTGACAGGTACCTTTGTAATAGCGAGGGGCGGATTCGAACCGCCGACCTATGGCTTATGAGGCCATTGAGCTGCCAGACTGCTCCACCTCGCATCAGTGCCGGTTTCCCGGCATTGGTCCTATTTATCGCAGTA